AATAGAGCCGCGGATCGGCGGAGAATTTGAACCGCAGCGCTTGATCCTTGAGAATGAGGGACTTGAGCAGGATCATCGGCGCCTTGGGCGATGACCAGACGAAGGAATGACCCGGCGCGATCATGCCGGCGTTGCCCCAGCTCGCCTCGGCCGCGAGCTCGCTGTTGCGCTCAAGGATGACGACGTCGTGACCATCCTTCTGCAGCTGATAGGCGGTGGTGACGCCGACCACGCCGCCGCCAAGCACGATTATGCGCATGACCTGTCCGGACCAGTGTTGGGTCGCCGAGCCATCTTCCGAGCATAGTAGACGCGCCGCACCCCCGGAGTCATCGGGGAGATCTCAGCTGGGGGCCCACCCGCGACGCCGAAAGCGAACATGGGGTAGCATGGCGGATAACGCCGGTGGATTCGAAACCGTGCCTTTCCTTCCCATGAGCACGTCCATCTCGCCATGATCATGAGAAACGAAGGCGAAACGATCGAGCGCGTGCATTTGGCGACCATCCCACAGTCGAGAGAAAAATCTTCACCGACATGCACGCACTCGCAATCAAGCTCGAAAGACGCGAAGGTCCTCTCGAACTTGACCGCGGAGGACTTGAAGGAAATGGGGGTCGCGACTGGGGCGCCGCGATGAAGGACGTGATCTCCTTGCGCCACGCTATAGGCGGTCGCGGCATATCGCGAGGCGCTTAAGGAGAGGAGCGAGCGCGTCCCGCTCGAGTGGGCGGGAACGCAAAACAATCTGTCGGGTACGCTTTTCTTCCGACGCCCGCGACCGAACGCTGCGCGGCATCGATATCCTCAACAACGCCGTGAAGGCGACGCTGGGGCCGGGCAGCCCGGCGATCGAACCACTCGGCCAAGGGAAGCAGCAAGGCGCGATAGGTCGGCGAGATGTCGGGGTTGGCGGCGATCGCCCGCTCGATGTTCGCCATGCGGCGATAATGCCCCTCGGTCCTGCTCCTGAGTGAAGCCCTCGCCCATGAGTGGCATGTCGCCCGGAGCAATTGCCGGGAAGACGAAGGCCATTGCCCTTTCTCCAAAACTTCTGGGGGGACGGCCCCAAAAAGCTTCTCCTCCTCCGAAAATGCGCGCCAAGGCCCTCAGAAACGGCCGCGAAGGCATCAGCGGCGATCCTGAGGGCTATTCGATCAGATCAGAGGTCTTTCAACCCGATTGAAACACACCTCGTCTTCGGGCGGGGACCGCCCGAAGTTGACCAAGTCGAAAGACGTTCAACCCGGTTGAAACATTTTCGGCTCTGAGATCTTCGTCAACCCGGTTGACGAAGTTCGAAAAGTAGGGCGGGCCGCACCCATCTTTTCCCGCTCGAAAATATGTCCGGGGCCGGACACCTTTTTGCCGATGGTTCACAGCAATAACTACCGCAAACCAGCCTGACGCCACCTTCGGCGAGGCGGCGGCGATTCCGATGGGCCAAGCGGAGGCCCCCCTCGGATTAGTCACCTCGGGAAGTCGCGCGCATACCCAAGGTAACCCGCCAGTTCGTACATGGCCTTGGAAAGCTTTCTCCCAGTCTTTTCGTCAAGGATCAGTGATACCCCCCAAACGTTAAGATAGATAAGGTCCTCACCATAGAAAGACGATCGGCCAAACTCGACCTCAAGCGAACGGTCTTCCTTTTTGTCGTTGATCGTCTCTTGAAAAAACGTTGTTGTCGCCATGGCCTCAGTTCTCCCTTCAATGGGCGAGGAGGGACGCGATCGACCGGCGCTCCACGCGTTCCCTGTCCCCCGGCTTGCTGCGCTCCGCCGCGAGCCGCGCCCATCCAATATCGGCCAGCCCATAGACGCCATGCTTCAGCGCCGCGCCGGTGGCGATGACCATCGTGTCAAGCGCTTCGTTGTCTTGCCGGTCATCCTTGACCCATCTGTAGACGGTGAAGCCGTGGCGCTTGACCGGCGTGCGGCGCTCGGCGACCAATTCCTGAAAATACTCATCGTCGAGGCCGGACGGAAACGCCACGTAGCCGGGCTGCGCCGGGTCGGTTTTTTGCAGATCGCGATAGAGCGCCATCTTCAGCGTCGACACGCCGAGATGGTAGAACCGTTTGCTGTAGGGCAAGAGAAGGCCGGTCTTCTCGTTCCGCTCGCGCTGCACCCGCGCCAGACGAGGCGCGGCGTCATCACCGCGGCCGCGGACCATGATCAGCCGGCTAGAAGCATGCTGGCGGGCGAAACTCCAGACGTCTTCAGTCCATGCGTTGCCGTCGATGGCGGCGAAGTCAACGCCGAAACTGGCACCATAATTGTTGATCCAGCGGCGTTGCATGAGGAGGTTTAGGTTGCGCTGACAATTCGGGTCGCTGATGTGCCGGTCGATGATGCCGTAGTCGATGACGTAGCGCTTGAACTCCTTGCCAAAGCCGACACACTGCCATTCGATACGGTCGGCTTGAACGTCGACACCCAACATCAAGAGGAGCGCGCCGGCCGGGACAGTCCCCCGGACGTAGTGCGACTCCGCGGCCCGGTCGCGCAATGTTTCCCATGGCGTCGTTTCCGATTGCGCCCTGTACGCCTTGCCGACGGTGTCGCAGATGAACGTCTGCTCCGCGTCGGGATCGCCTCTCGCCTTCAGCCACTCCTGAGCGATGCGCGACCAGGATTGCAGGACGCTGTAGGCCGACCAAATGTGGAAGCTTCTATGCTCGCGCCGAGCCGACGGATTTCTTGCGCGCCATTCAAACCCGGCCAGCATCTGCGGGCGATGGTGCTCCTCGATGATCGCGCCGCATGCGATGCAGGAGAAGCAGGCGTCTTCCGGATGCTCAGGGTCAAGCTGAGCGAGCATGTTATCCCACTCCAGCACCTGCATATGCGAGCAATGCGGACATGGGACAAACGGCATTTCCTGCGAGCCGCTTTCAAAGTCTTTGGTGATCCGGCAGCCTGGCAATACGAGCGGCGTCGAGGTCTTCAGTATCTTGGCAAACTCGATGGCGCGCGAGCGATTGTCGGCCTGGGTTTCCGGGTCGCCGGCGGCATTCATCTCCCACTTTGAAAGATCGTCCTGCACCTGGAAGTTGACGGTGATCTGACTCAGGCTAGCCGGACTATTCGCCCCGGTGATCAAGAGGCTCGCCAGCCCGTCGGCGCGCTCCTTGAACAGCAACGCGTCGGACGTGTCTCGCGACCGCTGAGGGAAATGCGCCTGGACGATCGGCGTCGATCGCATCATCGGGGCGAGCTTCAATTTCGACCAGCGCAGCGCGTTGTCGATCGTCGGATGGCAGACAAGCACGGTGCCGCGTCCCATGGTGACAGAGCCCAACGCGAAGATGTTTCCCAGCACCGTCTTGCCGACTTGTGCGCTCCCGACGAAGGTCACGTAACGACACGGGTCGGACGGCGACAAGGCCTTGAGGATTTCGTCAAAGTAGGGGAAGGCCGCCCGGTTATATGGCCCTGGGAACGAGTCGCTGTCGCCAAAGACCACGTTGTCCTCAGCCCATTCGAGATAGTCGATCGGTGGTGGTGGCCGAAGGGCGGCGGCGACGGCTTCGTGGGCGAGGCGTCGAGGATTGGCTAGGGCAGTCACTGAGCCGCCTCCAGCGTTTCGGGCTCATGGATAGCGGCCTCGACCTCGACGCCGCTCAGGCGCGCCCGGGCCGCACGCCATGCGCCTCTCATCAGGTGGAGCGCGTCACGCTGGGATAGGGTCGATTGAGCCGCGACGGCGGCGGCCAGCTCAGGCATGACGCCCTCGAAGGCGGCGACCAGGCGGCCGGCGATCCGGCTCATCTCCAGCTTCGCGTCGTCGGCGGCGACATAGGAGCCCGCCCGGAGCCTAGCCTCCTCGGCGGCCCGCTCATTGGCGAGCGTCAGCTGGCGCAGGCGCGCGGCCTTAATGTCGGCGTCGATCGGCAGAAGCGAGCCCGCGAGCAGGGCCTTGCCGTTGGCCCCGAGCCGCTGGCCAAGGTCCAGGCGGGCGTCCAATTGCCGCTTGGAGGCACCTGCACAAACTCCACCTCAAACGCCTTGCGTCGCGACTTCCCGTTTTCTTCGATATGCGTGTTCTTCATGGAATAGGCCCTTTCGGCAGGGCTCCGACTTCCTGCAGTGTCGTCATCATCGTCTCCCACATTTTCTGCGCGACCGGCCGCTTGTCCCGATAGCGTGCCCCATTCAGCAATTTCTGGTCGACGTCGACGCCAATCTTGAAGCCGTCACACACCTCGCGGCCTGCAGCTCGCATGATGTCGATCGCCTGGCGGATCTGCTCTTCGTCGTCCACCTCGAGAAGCAGCCCGTCGTGAATCAGCATGCACGGGACAATGCCGGCCTCGCACATGCGCCAAGCGGCAAGCCTCAACATTTCGGCGCCGTTGCCTTGCATCGGGAAATTGAAGAGCGTGCGCTCGTTCGGGCTTGTGCTGATGCGAAGCGGCCAACTGAATTGCGTCTCGATGCGACGATCGAGCATGGCCTGATTGACCCGATCAGCTCGATACTGCCAAAACCGCGAATACCGTCGCTTGTGCAGCTCGATGATGATGCTGCCGATCAGCGGATGACGGCCGAGGCCCTTCGACAGTGACGGAACGCCCATACCGTAGTTGATCCCCAAACTGCAGCGGCTTCATCCGCTGTCGCACGTCGGGGTGGTCCTTCTTCCAACGAACCACGTCGTCGTCATTCGTCAGCCCGCAGAGCTTCGCCAGCGCGTGGCAAATGTCGCCACTGCGTGCAGAACGGGAACAAGCTCGGCCGATTTCTCCCGTCGCGGCCAATGGGGAGGTTGTCCCGCCTAACGACACCTAGGCTGTCCTTCAGCGCATGTAGGCTCTCAATTCCTGGTGCGTGGTACATGAGGCGAAAAGCGTCGCCGTCGATATTGAGCCGGCCACTGGGGAGGCGAGGCCAAGCGGCTATTCCCGCCCTGACAAGATGACGTTCGAACCGCTCATAAGCCCATTCGCCGTCTTCGTTGTAGATCGGGTCGTCGCTGCCGTGACTGGGGTCGAACCGCCGCAAGAGATTACGGATGATCGCCGACTTGTTCTCTTGCACCAGACCCCAGAGAGGTGTGTCGATCGGCATGCCGCGGGTTTGGATCTGCGCGACCGTCTTGGCGGAATAGTTCGACCAGTGCAGGCCAAGATCGACGTTCGCCGGCGGCAGGCCCGGCCCTCCTCGCAATTGTCTTTCGAACAGGAGTGCGGACTTGCGGACGTCCTCCTCGCAATAATCGAGAACGGCTTCGCGGCCGTAAATGCGCCATCGGCCTTCACCGATGTCCTGAGCCATCGCCCTCTTGTCGATGTGCTCCCAACCTTCGATGCCGTAGGCCCTGCAGGCGTCAGGCAAGCGCTTTGACGGGCGTTTGCGCGGCTCGTCGGGCTCGTAGGGTTCCAAGATATTAGAGGCGGCGAGGTAGGCAGTATGCAGGTCGAAGACGTGTCGCGGAAACTTCCACCCCAACACCTGAAAGCAGGTCAATTCCGCCTGAAGGCTGTAGCCGACAATGAGCGCATCCTCGCCAATATCAAACGGCGGGGTGGCGCCGAATTCGCCTCGCCACTGCCGGACGGTGCGGACGTGTTGAAGGTGTTCGTCCAGCACATAGGCGACCATGCACAGCGGGCGTGGGAGATCCCCGGAGGCGAGGCCGTAGTCGCCGCCGCTGACCTCGTACTCGAAGTCGACGACGACGACCGGGCGTAAATAGGCGCTCACGACAGGGCCGGCTTGGCCCCGATCAGTCTGAGCAGCCCTGGATGATCTTCGCTAGTGATCATCCGGTTCGGCGAGAACGCCGCCACGATCAGCTCTTCAAACGATTGCGCCGGCCAATTCGGGGCGGGGTAGGCGTCCTCGTCCTGGGCGAACTCGATCTTGTACTGTTCTTTGCCTGCGGCTTTCAGGCTCGTCAGTTTGACCCAACGCGTCTCGCCTCCTCACAACCCCGGATAGCCGACACGTTCCAGGTATTGTCCAGGTTCGTCGTGGGCACGTGCGCCAGATAAAACACGTCAAACGGCTTCGTTGCCAGCGCCAGGCGGAAGCGTTGAATGCTGCCGCTCGCCAGGTATTTGATCGCGATGTCCTCGTCGATCAGATGCAAGGCGTCCTTGTTCGCACCTATGATCGGAACGGTGACGAAGCAGAGTTCACCGCTCCAATGCGTGCCTTCATTCGGATGGAGCCGAGTGAAGTCCTTGGCGTGCGAAAGGGGGTGATGCGGCAAACTCTCGATCAGGGTCGCGACGCCGACCGCGGACGGCGGGCGTTTCGACTTAAAGCGATCGAGCAAGGATCCGCTGCCCGGCTTCGCGATCGGCGTCACACTGACGATCTCCGGCGTCAGCTCTGGTTGCTCAATTTTCTTCGCTAGTTCATCGGACATTTAGCTTACTCCTGGGTTGAACTTTCGATGCGATACGAGAGCGGCCCGAGCCGCTTGAAGTGCCGCGAGCAGTACCATTTGCCCTCATCGCCTTCGGCGGGTCGCCCGGTATCGCTGAGCTTTATGAGGTCGAAATCCTCGCGGAACCCCGCCGGCGGATAGGGACGGGCGCCACATACAACGCAGGCAATGGTCGCCGGTTTGATCGTCGACGGCTTTGAATCAGACATTCCACTTACTCCTGGGTTGAGCTCTGAAACTGTGATTGCGAATGAGCGCGCATGATCGCGATGACGACGCGCGCGAGCTCGCTTGGATCGACGGCGCCGCTCGGCAAGGCGATCGGCCTGTCGCTTTGTCGGCGGCGCGCCAGGCGGATGAGCGCGAGCATGAAGGCGTGCGCCATCAGGGTATTCGGTACGATCGGGCGTGATGTCATGGCGTCGCCGCGGACGAAGCGGTCGCCGCAGAATCTGGGTTGTGGCGCGAGGTCGACGCCGGTGACGTGAAACCCGGCTTGTTGAAGCCCGCGTGAGGCGCCGCCGGCGCCGGCGTACAAATCCAGGGCGCGGAGGGCGCCGCCCGGTCGGTGACGCACGCCGGCCATCATGCGACCGTCTCCCGCGCTCTTGCCTTGCGCCGGTCGCTCTTGCGTTTGCGCTTAGCGCCTAACTTGAGTCCGGCGACGATCATCCGGACGGCGGTCTTCGCGCCGCCCTCCACCGCCATCACGTAGCCGTTCGCGACCGACGCGCCGAACAATGCGCTGGCGGCAGCGTCATGATCGAGAGCTTCGAGCTTGCCGACGGCGACCGCAGCGCGGCGCAGGCCTTGGCCGCGCCCTCCCGTCATGCGCGACAGGCTCGCGCAGGTTCGACTCAGCGCGGCTTGCGCACCGGCGGCGGGGGCCGCCTCGGTGCGTTGCTTTTCTCCAGCAAAAGTTTTATGGGGTTCCTGTTCTGCCGAGAACGGAATACCCCGGCCCTTGACGACGATGCTGACGTCGTCAAGGGCCTTCGCCTGACCCACCCCTCAAACGGTTTCGAGAGCGTGGCGTTTGGCAGGCGCGGCAGGCCGCTTGCCGGTGCGGCGGTGGCTTCAGCCTCGGCGGCGAGCTTGCCGTATGTCTCTTCCACGCGCCTCTTGAGAGTCCTAGGGTGACAGTCGAGGGATTCCGCCAGCGTCGACAGACGGATCAACCTGACCTTCGCGTCCGCGTCAATCGGGAGCGGGTCAAGGCCAGCGAGGCCTCTCACGTAATTTTGGGCCTCAGCTTCCACAAAATGGTAGGTGTTGCTGATGACCAACGGCTTGGGAATCTTTGCTTCGAAGGCCGGTTGAAGTGCCTTACGAGAGCCACCTCGATGCAGTTTACGCATTGGATTTGCCTTGTCGCTGACAATTACAAGGCTTCCTACAAATACCGTTTTTCGCGGTCTTGAAACCCACAAACGGCAGAAAAAACCTCTGCACGTTTGTGCGCTGGTCTTATGCGTCTATAGACGAAAACACCAGCGGCAATAACGCGTTAGGTCGGCCTCGCCCTCTCCGGTGGCCGCCTCGTATAGTTTGCTCGCGACCTGAAAAAATCGGCCGCCTTTCGTCAATGCCGGTGGAGAGGGTGAGAAATTTGCGACGAGAGAGTGGGCGTAACGAGCCGCCGAGTGTCTCGAAAAACGAAAGGGACGGCCGTCTCTCCGAACTTCGCCAAAGGCTCCGGTCTGCCTGACGAGAGAGCCGAGATCGCTGGAAAACTCCTCGTATGCCGGGGTTCCATCAGGGACAAGGGGGTCAAATAGTGCCTCCCGAGCGTCCGGGCTCAGTTGCAACATTAGATCGTTGGCCTTTTTTAGAGCCTGATGAAATTGCGTCATTTCTGCCAACCACGCGGGAGGCGAAGGCGTATCGAAGAAGTTCTTCAATGTTCTTATGGTGGCGATGTGTTTGCGCAACTTCTCATCGCACTCCGCTTTGTGATCAGGGCTCGGCTGGATAAGTCCGAGCAACTCCTTGATTAGGTCCGGGCTCACCGGACGGTCAAACCGGC